AACCGAGGTTAGAGAGTGATGGTTATGTTTGGAAGTATCTTTATACTATAAAACCAAGTGATATTATAAAATTTGACAGTGCTGAGTTTATACCAGTGCCACAAAACTGGGCAACAAATACAGCAGTTGCAGATGTAAGAAACGCTGCTGTAGATGGTAAGATAGAAACTATTGTGATTGAAGATGTCACGAATGCGACATATCAGTTCAATGGTACAAAGAACGCTGTTCCTATAAGAGGAGATGGATCTGATGGTCTGGCATCTGTCACATTCATCAACGGTAAACCCTCTGCTGTTCAGGTGACGAATGGTGGTAGTGGATATTCTTTTGGAACTCTTGATCTAGATGATGTGGTTACAGGAAGTGGTGCTTCATTCTCTGTTATCGTGCCACCACCAGGCGGTCACGGGGCAGACATATACAGAGAATTAGGTGCTAATAAAGTGCTTGTATATTCTCGTATTGAGAACAGTGATGTCACAAACCCAGACTTTCCAACTGGTAACCAATTCGCAAGAATAGGTATTATAGAAAACCCACAGCAATTTGGTAGTACTAATTTACTTACTGCCTCATCTGCATCAGGGGTATATGGATTGAGACTAGCAGGGGCAGCAACAACCAGTATGTCAGTTGCAGTGGATGGTCAGATCACACAAACAGTAGGACTTGGATCTACTGCTGTAGGTCAGATCATAGGATATGACCCAGTCACAAAATCATTGCAGTATTGGCAAGACAGATCCCTTGCTACTAATGACACCTCAGGTAATAAACCCACCTTTGGTTACAAACTAAATAGATTCACTGCTAACCCTGCAAGTGGAGGCAATACTAACGTCATTGTCACTACCACAGGAGGAACAGAAACCTTGTCAATTGACACAGGTTTTACGGGAGTTTCAACTACAGTAAACTCAAGAACATACTACTTTGGACAAACATATAACAGTGGATTGGCGAACCCAGAGATCAAAAAATACTCTGGTAATATCATCTACGTTGACCAAAGACCTGAAGTTACTAGAGCGACAAACCAACGAGAAGATATTAAAATCATCTTAGAATTCTAACGATGCCACAGAACACCAACCTAAACGTCAGTCCATATTTTGATGATTTCGACTCATCAAAGAACTTCAATCGAGTTCTTTTCAAACCTGGCAGTCCGATACAAGCAAGAGAACTAACCACTCTACAATCTATTCTGCAAAATCAGGTAGAGAAGTTTGGTAAACACATTTTCAAAGAGGGATCTATGGTGATTCCTGGTGTGTTCAAGTATGATGCTCAGTATACCTCTATCAAAATAGAGTCTACATTTTTTGGTGTTCCTGTAGAACTCTATTATGATAAGTTGGTGGGTGTTAGTATAAAAGGAAAGACTTCAGGTATCACAGCAAAGGTAGTCAAGGTATTATCTTCTGCTAGTTCTGTCACAAATAATACTACCCTATTTGTCAAGTATGAGAAGAGTTCTGATGATTATTTGTCAGAGCAATTCTTAGATGGTGAGACACTCACTACTTTGGCAGATATAAATTATGGCGTAACAACAATATCTAATGGGTCTGACTTTGCTACTGCTATAAGTTCCAATGCCACATCCATAGGTTCTGCATTCACAATCACTAGAGGTGTATTCTTTGCCAGAGGTGCGTTTGTAGAAGTTTTACCTGAGACACTTATACTTGATCAGTACAGTAACCTACCATCATACAGAGTTGGATTCAATGTTAAAGAGGAGATTGTCACTGCTGTTGATGATAATAGTTTATACGATAATGCTGCTGGATTCTCCAATTACACTGCTCCTGGTGCTGATAGGCTCAAGATTAGTTTATCACTTATTAAGAAAGAACTAGACGACTTCCAAGACGAGAATTTTATTGAGTTACAGAGATTAGATACAGGTGATACAAAGAAGATAATTGAGACAACACTATATGGTGAGTTAGCAAAAGAATTTGCTAGAAGAACATATGATGAGAGTGGTGACTACTATGTCACTAAGTTTGATTTAGAGTCGAAAGAATGTTTGAACGATAGACATAGTGTATTCGGTACATTCTTCCCAGAAAATAAAACTGATGATGGTAATGTGCCTAGCAAAGATCTATTGAATATAAGAGTAGGTCCAGGTAAAGCATACGTAAAAGGATATGAGACTAAGACTGTAGGATCAAACTATATTGACGTAGAAAAACCAAGAACAACAAGATTGGTTGAGTCTTCTGCTGTGCCATTTCAAGCAGGTAACAGACTTAGATTGAACAATGTCTTTGGATCTGCCAGAATCAACTTATCTGCTGCTACCTCAGACTTTCTTGACTTACGAAGTGCAAGACTTGGTTCTTCTAAATCAAGTGCTGCTGGTGATTCTATTGGTAGAGCAAGAGTATATGATTACAAACTACAGAACTCAGGTTATACAGGCGACGCTAGTGTATTTGAAATATTCCTTTTTGATATACAAACAGATACTCAACTTACTATAAACCAAGCACACTCCATCTCTCTACCTGCTGTTATCGAGGGTAGGAACAGTGGTGCAAGAGGATTCTTACGTTCTGCAGTAGGCAATAGCACAACAATACAATTGAATCAGGTATCAGGTTCATTCCTATTAGACGAGCAAATACTAATCAATGGTGAACTCAATGGTAGAGTAATCACAGCGATAAGTGATTTCGATTTATCTGATGTCAAGTCAGTGAGATCTACAGCAGCAGGTAGAACATTCGCTGCCGATGTACTTCTTGAGACAAAGAAAGATCTTACAGGTAGATCATTTAGTATCACCAGTGGTGGAGTGGTAACAAGTGGTACACCAGGTTGGGTAAGTAATTTCAAAGTTGGAGATGTAATATCCTACAAACGTGGTGGACAGACAGACATTACATTCAACGTGGTCAGTGCAGTAAGTGCAACAAATAATAATATAACTGTTGTTGCTGCACCTAATACAGTATCAGGTGTGTGCCACAAGGCACTACCTAGTGCTACTACAACAGTAAGTGATCTGAAAATTGTAGCAGGTCAGTTGAGAAATTCTACAAGTGGTTTCTTATATTCTGAATTAGCAAATACAAATATTGAGTCATTAGATCTTACTGATTCACTTCTTCAGATAAGGGTGGAGAATACAGGTCAAAGCACAAACGGTTCTGGTCAGTTGGATCTACCATCATTGACTGGTACAGAATTGGTCTATGCTCCATTTGATGAGGAGAGATATACAGTTTCATATTCTGATGGGTCTGTAGAAGATCTTACATCAGATCAGGTTGTGATTACTGGTGGTGGTAAAGGTGTCACAATATCAGGTTTGACAGCGAGTCAATCTTCTGTAATTGTACATAGCACACAACAAAAATCAAAGGTAAAATCAAAACAAAAGACACTTATAAGAGAAGCGACAAAGGTAATAACAGGATCTAGTAGAACAAACTCAGGTATATCTACAGGTGTGGGTGATGGTCTTACACCAAGTGCTATTTTTGGACAGAGAGTACAGGACAGAGAGATATCTCTTGATGTCCCTGACGTAGTAAGTATAGTTGCAGTGTTTGAATCATCTGGCACAGGTGATGCAGTGATACCAAACATGACACTAGGTTCATTCAACGGACCTAATGGTAATAACACTGATGTCATAGTTGGTGAGATTGGAGTGGGTAAGAGTTCTGGTGCATCAGCACAAGTCTTATCAAGAAGTGGTACGACTAAAGTAAATGTGCTCTTCAAAAATGCATCTACATTCATAGAGAATGAAGAGGTGACATTTGAAGAGAGTGGTGTGAGAGCAATACTATCGAATGTAGAATCAGGTGATCCTAACATCAGAGGTAATTTTGTTCTTGATACAGGACAGAGAGCCGAGTATTATGATTATGGTAGAATAGTTCGTAAGCAAGGGTTCCCTGAACCTCAAGGTAGACTCACAGTCTTCTTCGATCATTATGTTATAAACTCAGAAGACTCTGGTGACATTCTTACAGCCAATAGTTACACGAAGAACAATTATGATAGTGTACCTGCTTTTGATAACATAAGGAACACTGATGTTATTGACCTAAGACCAAGAGTAGCCCAGTACAGTGGCACTAGATCACCATTTGAATTTGATTCAAGAGATTTTAGTGGCAGTGGTCAGTCACCTGCAGTTCTTGTGACTGATGAGAACATAACGTTTGATTACAATCACTACCTTGGTAGGATAGATAGATTGTTCTTGAACAGAGATTCAACATTCACTATACAGCAAGGAACACCTGCTGTGAAACCTGTTGAACCTGAAGGTATATCTGAGTCATTTGAATTGGCAAAGATAACCTATAAACCATACGTTTACAATGCAAAACGTGAGGTAAAGATTGACTTCCGTGCTAACAAACGTTACACGATGAAGCAGATAGGTGACCTTGATCAAAGAATAAGGAACATTGAAGAGGTAACAGCACTATCCCTTTTAGAAAATAAAACTGAGAGTCTTGTTATAACTGATCCTACCACTGGTCTTGATAGGTTCAAGAATGGTTTTGTGGTTGATCCATTTAGAAACTTCCTTGTTGCTGACAAGACAGTTCCATTCCTCAAGTATGATATAGATGAAGGAAAACTCACACCAAGAAAGCACTTTGATAGTATCGATCTCCTTATTGGCTCTGCTAGTGTTGTGGGTACTAATGGCAGCCCAGATCTTTCAGTTGACCCTAGATTCGCAACCGATTTAGGTTCTCCTAATATCAAAATGACTGGTGACATAGTCACCTTAGATTATGAAGAGGTGCTCGATAGATCTCAACCATTTGCGACAAGAGTAGAGAATATAAACCCATACATGATGAGAAGTTGGAATGGTAATCTTGTACTAAATCCAGAGTCTGACATCTTTACTGAAAGAGTATTTGAGGTGCAAGATGATGGTATAGGATTCTCTAATGACATCATCATAGAAGAGGAAGCAATACCAAACATGAGAGAGCAGAACATTGCGTTCACCGCTACTCGATTGAAGCCAGGCACGAATCACTACAACTCGTTTGCTGGTGAGGATATGCTTGAGAACAATATCCGTACCATACCAAAACTACTTGAAGTTACACCTATACAGGGTGCCTTCCAAGTGGGTGAAACAGTAAGAGGTCTTGCAGTATCATCACAGAATGCAAGTCAGGGTGTAGATCTAAGATTCAGATTAGCAGCACCTAACCACAAAGACGGACCTTTCAACAATCCTACAATTACTTTCACTAATAACCCATACACAGCGAATGTAGGTTTATCATCAGCGTACTCTGAGACTACAACTGTATTGAACGTAGATATACAGTCATTGAATCAAAAGTCAGATGGTAACTTCTTTGGATTTGCTCTTGTAGGTATGAGATTAGTAGGAGAGACCAGTGGTGCAGAGGCAGAGATCAATCAAATCAGACTTATATCAGATGACTTTGGTGCACTGCTTGGATCATACTATATCCCACCAGAAAGATTTGAGAATGGTACAAATACAGCTCTACTATCAAGTCTAAGGTCACAGGATAATTATCCTGGCTTGAACTTCTCAAGAGCTGCAGCAGACCACTTCTCTGAGGGTACTTTGATAACAAATACTACCCTTGAGAGAACAGAGCCAGCACCTCCTGTCATACCTGAACCAGTAATATTCAACATTACTAACGTAACAAACAATATTACTAACATTCAGAATACCATTGTTCAACAAGTACAGGAAGTTGATGATGACCCTCTTGCTCAGACATTCCAAGTAGAAGAAAATCCTGGTATCTTTATGACATCAGTTGACTTCTTCTTCGCTACTAAATCTGACACCATACCACTTGATGTGAGGGTAGTGAATGTTGTCAATGGATATCCATCAAGAAACATTGTCAAGAATGGACAAGTAATACTGAACCCTGATCAAGTCAACGTATCATCAGATGCAACTGTACCAACTACATTCACATTCCCATCTCCAATCTACTTACCTAGAGGAGAGTATGCTTTTGTTATAGTAACTGCAACATCTGAATACAACCAGTGGATCTGTCAAGTGGGTGAGGCTGACATATCAACAGCTGACAACACTGAACTTGGAAAGGTTATCGTAACAAAACAACCATCACTAGGTTCTCTATTCAAGGGTCAGACTGCTGGCACATGGACTCCATCACAGTTGGAAGACATGAAGTATACAGCAAGGAAGGCGAAGTTCACATTGAACTCAGGTACAGTAAGATTCTATAATCCTCAATTAGATACATTTGACACTAGAAACAATCTTCCAGAAAATCCAATAGAGACATTTGCAAAACGTGTAACTGTGGGTCTTGGATCTGCCATCGGTGATGGTATCATAGACCTTGGCACAGAAATCAAACAAGATTCCAATTCGGGAGCATCAGGTATTGTGGCAGCAAAACTTGGACATCTTGGACAGACAGCCAGCACTCTCACCATCACAAATGGTGGTACAAATTATGAAGATGCAACATACCCATCAGTCGAGTTCGTAAGTCTCACAGGATCAGGATCAGGAGCCGTAGGTGTCGTGACTGTATCAAGTAATGTGGTTACAGGAGTCACAGTCATCAATGACAATACAGGAACAGGTTATAATGTGGGTGACACATTGACTGCATCTCTTGGTAACAAGGGACTAGGACAGAATCTTCTTCTCACTGTTGGTGTAACAACTGGTGTAAACTCACTTCTTCTTACTAACAGTAAGGGAACATTCGACACCACCAATCCCATACAGTATCATGATGCTTCATTAGGTTATGGTGTAACTGTGAATAATATCATACCATCCACAGTGACAACAAACACTGATCAGTATGATGGATTACATTTCAAAGTAAGTCATCCTAACCATGGAAACTATGCTGCAAATAATACAGTCAAGATAAATGGCATCACAGGTGACACAGTTCCAACAAAAACAACTGTTGCATATGGTGTCAGTGACACCAGTGTGGTCAGCGTAGCAAGTAGTATTGGATTCAACTTCTTTGAAGGGTCACAAGTATCATCCAGCAATCCTGGTTTTGCATTACTTGGTGACGAGATTATTCAATACACATCTGTTGGTACTAACCAGTTGAGTGGTACTATAACCAGAGGTAATGACGATACTTTTGCAAGAACCTATCCAGTGGGCACACCTGTACAGAAGTATGAGTTGTCTGGTGTATCTCTTAGAAAGATAAACACAAATCACTCTATCATAAACGCATCAACATCCATAGACGAGAAAACAACTCTCGACTCCTATCATGTCAAGATCACTGGATCTGCGTTGTTCACTAAGGACAAGCCAGGTGGAGGCACAAGAGGTAAAGCAAGTACAAACATAGTATTTGATACAATCTCACCTGCCATCGCTCACAGCATACCTAAGGGAACTGTAATCAATTCAAGTATGAGAACTACATCTGCAACAAGTGTTAGTGGCGGTGAAGCGTCATTCTCAGACAAGGGTTACGATAGTATATCACTTGTAAATGAAACTAAGTTTGACACAGTTCGTATGGTTGCTTCTAAGGTAAATGAATCAGCACAGTTGTCTACAAGACCAGGTGAGAAATCTCTTACTGTTGATTTGAACTTGAGCACTACTAATGAGGATGTATCACCTGTGATTGATGCATTCAAGAGTTCTATAAATGTCACAACTAATAGAATCAACAAACCTGTTGATAACTATGCTCTAAGCAGTAAGGCAAATCAACTTGATGATCCACATAATCAACTATATCAAACAAAAGTTATAATGTTGGAGAACCCTGCAACATCACTCAAAGTATTATTCGCTGCGTTCAGACCACCAGCTGCAGATGTCAGAGTGTTGTACAGACTATTCAGAGCAGACGCTGATTCATTAGACAAAGTGTTTGAGTTGATGCCAGGTTATGAGAACCTTGACTCATCTGGGTTTGTTATATCTGAGAAGAACAACAGTGGTAGACCTGATAGAAACGTGGTTCCTAGTTTGGAAGATCAGTTCCTTGAGTATGAATTCACAAAGAATGGTTTACCTCCATTCACAGGATTCCAAGTCAAGGTTTGCTTCTCATCAACAAACCAAGCACAAGCACCTGAGTTACTTGACTTCCGTGCCATCGCTGTGGCATAATGAAGAAGTTCCTTTCTGCATTGAAAGTTCGACGTTGGCCAGTAGAATGGTGGGACGAAGAGGTAGAGATGAAAAGAAAGAAAGAGGAACTACGTAAAAAGAGAATAAAATCTCTGTATCCTAGCAATGGTAAAAGAACATGATCAACGCATGGTCACTAGCAGCAGAAGTATTGGAGGGCACACTTGATGAGACATACCCCATCAAAAAAAATCCCAGTAGAGAATCATCCGTCACTGATGAGGGATGCAAAGACGACAGCGATAGTGAACACGGATAGTGCAGCGTACGAACGCTACATGAATGATAAGAAGGCACGTCTGTCACAAAAGAATGAGATAGACAGATTGAAGGAAGAGATTGAGATGTTGAAACAACTAATTACTAAACAGAATAAATAATACCATGGCAGTTCCATCAGTCAATATTCAAATAGAACAAGGGGCAACCTTCTCTTCAACATTCGATGTGAAGAAGCAAGATAACTCCCCGTTGAATCTCAACGGATTCAGTTTTAGTGCGAAGATGAGAAAACATGCCACAGCAGCAGGTTCAATAGGATTTGCTGTGACGTATGGATCTACACCTGCTGACGGTCAGGTGACTTTATCCATGACACCTGCACAAACTGGTATCATAACCTCAGGTAGATACGAGTATGATGTGCTGATCACTAATAACTTTTCTGGTGCAAAAACAAAGATTTTCACTGGGCAAGTAATGGTAAACCCTACATCGGCATTATGATATGTCTAACATCAGACTTAGTTCATCACATGCTGACGATGATATAGGGGCACAACCATCAGTTAGATTTTCTAGAGACAAAGAAGTATTTGACATTGAACGAGATGATGAATTCTTTATTGTATCTCTAGGTGAACAGAGAACTGTATTCACTGCTGGAGAAGAAGAAGTGGCAAATCTAAGAGACATCTCAGATATTAATTCAACCGCTATAAGTGCAGGGATAGGCACAAGCTTTATCCTTACCTATGATGCTGTCGAAGATAATTTCAAATTTGTTTCCCCAGATGCTATTGTAGACTCTGCTGTAGGTAACATTTCAGGACCTGCTGGATTCAGTGATACCGTTATAAACAACCTTGTCGATAAACTTGACGTAGAACTAGATGATAAGATTGATCTCGACGCTGGAACTTGGTAATTTAATAAATATAAAGACAGGAAAAACAATCAAAAATGGCTGCTCCAGTATTACAGTTTAAGAGAGGTAACCTTGCGAGTTTGCCAGGTTTACAAGCAGGTGAACCAGGTTTCACCGTTGATAAGAATGATCTATATGTTGGTATAGACTCTACAACAACTAACAACCAATTTATAGGGTCAGCAAGATTCTGGGAAAAGGGAGATGCCACTAATGCCTCAGGTGTAAAATTAGTAGAGGCACAGAACAACGGTGCAAGTGCTATCACTATCAAGGCACCTGCTTCATTGTCAGACAACCAAGTCTACGTGATGCCAGCAGCAGCAGTCAATAATGGATTCTTGAAATGTAATTCGTCAGGAGAACTTTCATTTGATACTGCACCCCAAAACTCTGGTGCAGTTAGTGATATTGCAGTAACAGATGAATCTGCTGATACTACATGCTTCCCAATGTTTGCCACCCAAGCAACAGGTGACATTCAACCTAAGACTGGAACAAACCTTACATTCAATGCATCATCAGGAGAACTGACAGCGTCATCATTCTCAGGTAACCTCACAGGTGCTGTCACTGGTAACGTCTCTGGTTCATCAGGATCATGTACAGGTAATGCAGCAACTGCTACAGCACTAGCGAACGCAAGGACAATAGGTGGTGTATCATTTGATGGTACAGCAAATATCAACTTGCCAGGTGTCAATGCTTCAGGTAACCAAGATACTTCAGGTAACGCAGCAACAGCAACAGCATTAGAAACAGCAAGAAATATAGGTGGTGTATCATTCGATGGTACAGCAAACATCAACCTACCAGGTGTAAACACTGCAGGTTCTCAAGATACAACAGGTAATGCAGACACTGCTACATTAGCAGCAACTTCTACTATCACTGCAAACAATACTACGAACGAAACTGTGTTCCCAGTATTTGTAGATGGTGCTACTGGTGCACAAGGTCTAGAATCAGATACAGGACTCACATATAATCCAAGCACAGGTGCTCTATCATCAACAAGTTTTGTTGGTGCTCTTACAGGTGCTGTTACAGGTAACGTCTCAGGAAACGTGACTGGTAACGTAACTGGTAACCAGTCAGGTGGTACAGTTTCTGCTACATCAGCAGCAGTAGCCGACCTTACATCTGGAAGAGTAGTTCTTGCAGGTTCATCTGGTGAACTAGAAGATAGTGGTAACCTTACCTTTGACGGATCTACATTGACAGTCACAGGTGCTGCAAGTGTAACTACCAACTTGACTATTGGTGGTAACTTGACAGTAAATGGTACTACCACTCAGGTCAATACAACAAACACAACTATTGAAGACGTTCTTCTTGAACTACAAGTTGTTGACGGTGGTGCACTCAGCAGTGACACAGACAAAGACGTTGGTCTTGTATTGAACTACTACAGTGGTTCTGCAAAGAAAGCAGCGATATATTGGGATGACTCAGCAGGTAGAATAGCACTAGGTGCAGAAGTATCTGAGTCAGCAGGGGTATTGACAGCAAGTGCATACTCAGGACTAGAGATTGGATCTCTATTTGTGAATGACTGTGCAGGTCAAACTCAAGTTATATCTTGTTCTGGTACAACAAGGTCATTAGAAAACATAACCATAGACGGTGGCTCGTTCTAGCATATATAAATCAGTTATATAATCTTTCATCATGAATGAAGAAGTAAACGCAGTTCTTCAGGTATATCAAAACAGAATCAACACTCTGACTGCTCAGAACATTGCTTTTGAGGCAAAGATCTTGACTCTACAAAAACAGGTTCAGTCTTATCAAGAGAAGATAGGTGTCACAGGACCTGTGCCAGAGGCAGTTGACGGTGGAGAACTTGAAGAAAAAACTGAGTGAGTATTTTAGTGGGATCTGGCAAGACCAAAATTTTGAATGCCTTCAGTATTCTGGCTATCAGTTGGTCGATTATGTCAATGATCAGACACCTTCCAGTGTCATAGACATAGGGTGTGGATACAACAGGTTCAAGGGTAAAATAAAAAATCTAATCGGTATCGATCCATACAACGATGCTGCAGATATCAAGGTGTCACTAGAGGACTACAAAGGTCCTACATCTGAGATTGCACTTTGTCTGGGATCTATAAACTTTGGTGACGAAGAAACTATAGATCACCAGATTGATGTGCTGCACAGACTTTGGAGGAAAGAAGCAATCTTCAGAGTCAATCCTGGCATACCGCATGACTGGTCAGACACTGACATCACTTGGTTTCCATGGACAGAAAAAAAGATAAATAATATTGCATCACGTTTTAATTACACTATCAAGTGTCTTGAAACTGAGCAAGTGAAACAAGGTCACAAACGACTTTTCTTCATATATACTAAATAACACTGTAGATAGGTAATTACAAATGCTTTCTGGAACAGATTTCGTCAAGAAGATCAAGGAAGGAAACAAAGAATTGTTTGAAGCATCACGCTCAAACGTTCGTCGTTTCTTTGCATCGAAACCATCTGATGAGTATCTTGTCGAGCACTTCCGTGGACGTATGGTCAACGAAGCTCAGAACATGTACGCAATCGCTGGTCAAGTTGCATCCGCAGATCCTTCTACTGACGTAAAAGACTTAGAACTACTAAGCCGTCAAGCTATGGACGAAGCAAAGCACTTCCGTATGGTAAAGGAAGTAATCGAGCACATCACTGGTGAAGAACTAGATGTTGCTGCTGCATTTGCTGAAGAGGCAGAAAAACCTCAGGCAAAAGGTGCATCACTTCTTGAGAAGTATGAAGCATCAGAAGATGAAGCTGCACTTGCTGCATACCAATTGGTAGCAGAAGGAAGAGCAGAAGCAGTATGGAACGAAATGGCAGACTGTGTAGAAGATAGATTTATCTCCTCACGTTATGCAACTATTGCTAAAGATGAAGGATTCCACTCAAACTTAGGTGGACGTACACTCTCCAAAATTGTTGAGGGTAAAGAAGATCTTCAAGCACATGTACTTGGACTTGTAGAGAAAATGAGAGCAGATCTCCTAGAGATCAGCAACAAGAACACTGCTACTCCTCTAGCCGTTGTTTAAAGGTCTTACGACCCTTACGGATCTCATCGTCTAACCAATGCTTCTTGCAGGGAAAGACATACTTATGGTTGGCATCGACGCTTATAAAGTTGTCGATGCCTTCTTTTATGACTGGAAATTCTAGCATACGACCAAGGTACTCAACATACTTTTCTTTGTATAGAAAGAATGCTTCGTGATCTATGAAGTGTACTGCCATATCTTTATAGTATTCTAGTGCAGTGTCCATGGTGCACTCACCACCCACTCTTACTTGCTGTAGTTCGTTTATATTTCTGTCTCTAACAATAACTGCAATGATAGGTTGTACACCTAGCGATATCGCTTTCTGTGCAACCTCTTTTATTTTTGGTACTTGTCTGACACCATCATAGAAGAAAGGCACACTGACATTAGCACAGAAGAAATCACCCTCAGGAAATTCTAGTTCTTCTGGATGTACCCAGTATCTTGCAAATGGTTCTTCATCACTAGGAACCCAATACTTATCATGTAGACTCTCCCACCCAACCACGTTGGGGTGTAGAGATAGTATTCTGGCGAACAGGTGATTCCCAGATCCCTGAGGTCCTGTCACAATCAGTAGTTTTTTCATTGGCATTCCAGTGGCGGATTACTCCGCTAATAATAAAGCAATTAGTAATGAGGTAGGTAAAAAATATAACAGACCGTACCACAAGTACGTGATTGTCATATTCTTTTGTTCTGTCGTCTGAGAATGATCCGAGTGCATATTTCCAAATCCTAGCAGCATTTCCCATTCGATCCTTCATCGTAGGCATGATCCGTCTCTTTTGTTATTGGTTTTCGATACTCTGGATTGTTTGGATTCCATGGAAAGGGAACTCCAGTCTTATTACCATCGTCAAGAGGATTCTCTTTGACATATCCGATATACTTTGCATTCGCATCTTGTTCTAGTATTTCATTTACTCTATCATCGTACCATGCTATTGGTATACCTATGTCTAATGACTTCAAATATTCTGATTTATACAAATATAACAATTCGTAACTAAGGAATTGTGGATTTTTGAATTTAGGTAATTGATCTAGGAAGTGTCTTGTGGTGGATTCTTCTCGTATTCTAGTTTGTTGATTATGGAGTATGTTCTGATCCCTACCTATGACTATGACTCTGGTATCAATACCCAAGTCCTGTGCATTGGAGCAAAACTGCTCGACGTTTGGACACCATTTCGTCCCTTTACTTTGTATGCCAAGTGGGATACTTATAGAAGTAAAAAAATATTGACTAAGCGACCAGTCAAATTTATGCAGAGTGGATGGATCCCTCCAATATTCCGCAAAGGGCTCTGAAAAACGGTGTGCCTCCCAGTAATTATCTAAGAGACTCTTCCAACCAAAAACGTCTTGGTGAAGTGAGAAAATTTTAGACCAAAGGTGGTTGCCCGAACCTTGAGGTCCCGTGAGCACGACAAGCGTCTTGTTCATCATAATCAGTACCTTTATCTAATTATAACATAAATAATCTGGACTGTATATACAGTCACATCAGGTATATACCAAACAAGCTATACAATGCCAGCTCCAAAGATAAAGATAAAGCGATCTAGTGTCGCTGGAAAGGTACCACATTACCCTAATACACTGGACTTAGGGGAATTTGCAATCAACACCGCAGACGGTAAGGTCTTCATTGCTGCAGGTGTCAATGGTGTGGGAGTCGGAACAACTGTCAGGGAAGTAGGACTTTCTACAGAAACTGTCCTTGCACAAAGTTTACGAGTAGACGGAGATACAGATCTCAATGGTGATTTGAATGTTTCAGATGTTGCAACGTTCAATCATGCAAACTTCACAGGTGTATCTACATTTGTATCGGTAAGAGCAAATATATTTTCAACTGGTATATCAACCATATCTGGATTCCGTTTCCCGTCGTCCGACGGGACAGAAGATCAGGCCATGGTTACGGATGGTGCTGGAAATCTCTCGTTCAAGACTCTCTCTGGTGGTGGAAGTGCACCCGTAGGATCTTCTACTACTATCTCTGCAGGTATACAAACAGCTACAGCAGGTCAAACTGCATTCAGCACACCTCACCCACACAATGATGGTACGAGCACCTTTAGTCATCAGGTGTTCTTGAATGGTCTAAAGATGAGACCAGCTGGTGCTGGTGCAGCAACTAGAGATTTCATAGCATCCGCTAATAGTACGATAACTTTTTATGAGGGTGTAAATCTAAATGATGAAGTTAGATCTGTTGTATATTTTGGTCATACATTTGATGAAGAATACTTTACTGCTACAGAAGGTCAAACTCTATTTGCATTGACGGGAAACCTGTCAGCACAGAAGAACTTCAAGGTATATGTCAACGGTGTCAAACTAAGAAACGGTACAGACTATGGTGTGTCAGCACCTGTGACCCTGACAGCAGCGTGTGAGGCAGGTGATCATGTAGAAATAACCTGTGATACTGCTGATGACCAATTTACTGCCACAGCAGGGCAGACGAGTTTCACTCCTACTAATGCTGACATCTCTGCAAATAATATGCAGGTATATCACAACGGTCTGATACTCAATCAGACAGAGGACTTTACAATAGGAAGTCCTTCAGTTGCACTCACTGATGGTGCAGGTCTAACTGCAGGTGATCAGGTAGATATTGTCATCAGACGCTCCTAAATAAGAACATGGCACCCTCAACAAGACAAGAATTAGCAGAGTACGGGAAGAGAAAACTCGGAGCTCCTGTGCTTGAGATCAATGTTGCTGACGAGCAAATAGAAGATCTATTGGATGATACTTTTACTTTCTACCATGACCGTCACATGGATGGTGTGGAGAAGATGTATCTAAAACATAAGATAACTGAACAATTTACAGATACTGTGCAAGCAAGTGGACATAGTGGAGCACACTCTTCACTTGGTATCACAACCACAACTGCTACAGGTAATATCACAGGTATAGGATCAACTGTATTTTCTTTTGAAGAAACACAAAACTATATTCAAATACCAGATGCAGTCATAGGAATAGAGAAAGTCTGGAAGGTTGATAGTCGTGCTATTGCATCTAATATGTTCAACTTGACATATCAGTTATTCTTGAATGAGATATACTACTTCAGTTCTATGGAGTTGATGCAGTATACAATGACTAAAAGATATCTTGAGGATATAGATTTTATATTACACCCAGACAAGCAAATCAGATTCAACAGAAGACAGAATAGATTGTATATTGACTCTGACTACAGTAGCATGAAGGAAGATGATTATCTTATCATAGAGTGTTATCGAGTATTAGATCCTAATGATTACCCCAAGGTATACAATGATAGGTGGGTCAAGAAATACTTCACTGCATTGTTGAAGAAGCAGTGGGGTCAGAATCTCATCAAGTTCCAAGGTGTCAAATTACCTGGCGGTGTGGAGATGAATGGGAGACAACTATATGATGATGGTGTGGCAGAGTTGGATGCACTGGAAGCAAAAATGGCAAACGAGTTTGAATTACCACCTTTAGACTTCATAGGATAATGAAAACATACAAACAATACATGTCAGAACTTATAAGATCAGTTGGTGACATGAAACATCTAGATTACGATGGTATCATGAAAGGTATGGATATCATTGATAAAACCTCTAGAAATAAAAAGGATAAAGAAATAAGAAGGTTGAACTTCTTGAAAGATTTAGGAGTATAATGGCACTCAATCCGTTCTTCTTACAAGGTAGCAAGGGTGAACAAAACCTGTTGAGAGATTTGTCTAATGAGACAATCCAGATACATGGTATTGAGTTCATCTACATGCCACGCAGCCTTGTAAATCAGAAGGATGTGATGAGAGAGATAACAAGTTCAAAGTTTGATAAGTCATTTCCAATTGAAGGTTACATAACATCATATGAAGGATTTGATTCTGGATATAATTTACTGACAAAGTTTGGTGTAAGGTCAACAGCAGAGATGAAGATAGTCATATCTATTGAGAGATATGATCAAGGTATTGCACCTCTACTATCACAATCAAGACCTAATGAGGGTGACCTCATGTATTTCCCACTCAGGGATATTATATTTGAGATAAAGTATGTAAATGATATAGAAAACTTCTATATGTTACGTGACAGGTACACATATGAACTTACATGTGAACCCTTCGAGTTTGAGGATGAGGTTATTGATACTGGTGTCACTGCTATTGATGATGACTTTGAAGATGAGGGTTACAATGTCACAATGAAACTAGGTGACAAGGGAACAAGGGCAACAGCAACAGCAACCATAGGTAATGGTGGTATATACAAGATTGATTTGATAAGTGGTGGTGCAGGGTATACCAATGCACCTACCATTGTCATTGAACCACCTGACAGTGGAACTCAAGCGACTGCAGTTGCAATCACATCTACCTCAGGATCAAGACTCAATACATCATTGAGGGTGTCTGATATAAGGATAACAAATCCTGGTGCAGGTTATACACAGATACCAAATATACAATTCATACCTGAGGATGGTAAGGGTGTAGGTGCAAGTGCAGTTGCAGGTCTTGGTACAAGTGGTGTAATTACAGGTATCACTCTAACTACTGGTGGTGCAGGTTACTTCAGTCCTCCATTAGTAAGTGTCAGCAACCCTGCTGCAGGTGGAGAAGTTGGTGTGCTCACCGCACGTATCAATACAACAACTAATAGGGTCACTCACATTGATATTCTAAGTGCAGGTCATGGTTATACCTCTGCACCTGTCATAACAGTGGGTGCTGCAAATACATTCGGTAGTGGTACATTCAAGTATGGTCAGATTATAACTGGTGAGTCATCACTCACAACAGCGTTTGTAACTGATTGGGATACTGCAACTAATACACTGCTTGCTAGAAATCTATCTGGTAACTTTGCAGTTGGAGAAAACATAAGTAATATTGGATTCGGTACTGCTCAGTACGCACTAGATAGTATCGACTATGATGACGATGATGCTTACAACTCAGGTGATGAGATAGAGACTCGATCTGATAGCAGCATCTTAGACTTTACAGAAAGAAACCCATTTGGTGAAGTGTAATGGTAGGTAATTATTTCTACAACGAGACAATCAGGAAGACTGTAATCGCTTTCGGTACATTGTTCAACAATATCAAGATCAAGAAGTTTGCTGACGATGGCAAAGCAATCAGTCAGATCAAGGTGCCTATAGCATACGGACCTATGCAGAGGTTCCTTGCAAGGATAGAACAGCAGTCAAATTTTGATGACAACATTGCAATCACATTACCTAGAATATCTTTTGAGTTGACATCGTATGCTTATGATCCAAGTCGTAAGTCATCACCTGTCACAAAATTTACAGGTAAGGGTTCTGATAAAACAAAACACAAAAAAATATTTTTACCTGTGCCATATGAAATAGGATTTAGATTGAGTTTTGCTACTAAGTTACAAGATGATGCACTACAGATCATAGAACAAATATTACCATTCTTCCAACCTGCATATAGTGTCACTGTCAATATGCTTGAGGGTGTAGAGGAGAAGAGAGATATACCTTTCACTCTTGCTAATGTATCTTTCTCAGATGAGTATGAAGGTGATTTCTCAACTCGTAGATTTATACAATACGATCTAGATTTTATTGCAAAGACATACTTCTATCAAGAGGTTCCAACAGACGAGTCTGGTGTTATCAAGAAGGTACAAGTCGATTACTCTACTGCTATCAAAGCACCAAGAGCACAGAGATACACAGTCGTACCACAGGCAGTCAAAGACTACAATGATGACACTGTTACTACGATCACAGCAGAGATAACAACTAAACAGACACTGATCTCTGTGTCATCTGCTGCATCACTATCTACAAACACATATATCCAAATCAACTCAGAGGTATTCAGAATCAGAGAGATCAATGGTACTAATCTCTTGGTACAAAGGGGACAGTTTGGTAGTAAGATAACAGAGCACTATGCAGGTACTAGCATAAGTCAAGTTGACGCTCAAGATAGTGCACTCATTGAGGTAGGTGACGAGTTTGGATTCACAGAATCTAGGTCATTCTTTGATGCTGATGGACTAGAATATAGCACAGTACAAGGCACTGATATCTAAATAATTAAAAAATACCCCGAATCCTCCGAATATTTGCTCTGTAATTATTTGGAAAAGCATGTCAAATTCTTATGATGCTATTGATAAAGCACTAGATGTGAAGTCTGAAATTGTCCGTGAAAAAAAGAGAATTGCTAAGTCTGGTGAACAAAATGATCCCGAAAAGGATTATGAGTACAGTCGTGCCCAATTGTATGATCTAGTTGAGAAGGGACAAGAGGCAGTCAATGGTATACTCGATGTATGTCAAGACTCTCAACACCCTAGAGCATATGAAGTAGCAGGTCAATTGATCAAACACGTAGCAGATACAACTGACAAGTTGATTGATCTACAAAAGAAGATGAAAGATCTTGACGAGGACAAGTCAGGACCTAAGTCAGTCACAAACAATGCTATGTTTGTGGGTAGTACATCCGACCTTCAAAAGATGTTGAAGGACATGTCTAAACAGTCTAAATAAAACATGGAAAACGTACAAGAAGCAGCACCTCTTGCTGCTGTAGGAAAAGGTTTAGCAGTCGCTGGTAAAGCAATTGCAAAGGGTGCTGCAAAAATGGCAAAGGGTGCAGCAAAAGCAACAGGTAGTGCTGCTAAAGGTGCAGCAAAGAGTGCAACTAAAGCAACTAAACCTGCAACCAAACCAGTCAGATTCAAGCGACCTAACGTCAGAAACCCTAAGTATAAAGATCCTAAGACTGGTGAGTTCAATAGAGATCTTTATGATAAAGATAGAGCATTACATAAAAAAATAAAAAAAGATCAGGCAAGCAGACCTGATATGTCAAAGACCAAACCAGACGGTCCTAGTGACACTAGAACAAAAAGAGGTGAGAGGAAACTCAAGGCGATTGACAAACTAACCACCAAGAAAAAAGAAGCTGCTAAAAAAGCAATGCAAAAGACTGGTGATGTTACAAAGAAAGCAGCAGAAAAGGGTGGTGAGTATGCTAAGAAATCTATCTCTGCTACCAGTGGAGCATTTGGTACATCATCATTCGCAAAGGAAGGAATAACGTTCAAAGATTATCTAAACAAATTATGATTCTATGAGTGACATTTATCTTGGTAATCCGAATCTAAAGAAAGCAAATACTCAACAACAATTCACTGAGGAAGATGTAAAAGAATTCCTCAAGTGTAAGAACGACCCAGTATACTTCACAGAGAAGCATATACGAATAGTGAACGTGGATGAGGGTCTTGTTCATTTCAACATGTATAAGTTTCAAAAGAAACTACTAAAGAATTTTCATAAGCATAGGTTTAATATCTGTAAAATGCCACGACAGACTGGTAAGTCTACAACGGTGGTATCATATCTTCTCCATTACGCTATCTTCAACGATAATGTCAACATCGGAATTCTCGCTAATAAAGCAGCGACTGCTAGAGATCTGCTCGGACGATTACAACTGGCGTATGAAAACTTGCCGAGGTGGATGCAGCAAGGAATCGTTGCGTGGAATAAGGGTTCTATGGAACTCGAAAACGGATCAAAAATAATAGCAGCATCTACATCTGCATCAGCAGTTCGAGGTATGTCATTCAACATCATCTTCCTTGATGAGTTTGCATTCGTGCAGAACCATCTTGCAGATGATTTCTTTGCGTCTGTGTATCCTACTATATCTTCTGGTAAATCTACGAAGGTTATAATAGTATCCACTCCACATGGTATGAATCACTTCTATCGTATGTGGCATGATGCTGAACGTGGACAGAATGAGTATGTTGCAACTGAGGTGCACTGGTCTGAGGTGCCAGGTAGAAATGCCAAGTGGAAAGAACAGACGATAAAGAACACGAGTAAGCAACAGTTTGCTATTGAGTTTGAGTGTGAGTTCCTAGGATCTGTAGACACACTGATAGCAGCATCAAAACTCAAGTCACTGGTGTATGAGCAACCAATAGAACAGAATGGCAAACTGTCTGTGTATGAGAGACCATACCCTAAGAGAGATTACATTGTGACAGTGGACGTAGCGAGAGGTGTGTCTAAAGACTATAGTGCATTCATCGTTGCTGATATCACGGAGTTCCCATACAAGATAGTGGCAACATATAGAGACAATGAGATAAAACCAATGCTATTCCCATCTGTAATTGAGGAGGTAGCAACAGCGTACAACAATGCATATGTCTTGTGTGAGGTCAATGATATTGGTGATCAGGTTGCATCCATACTATTCTATGACCTAGAGTATGAGAACTTACTTATGGTTGCCATGCGTGGTAGAGCAGGTCAGATAGTGGGATCAGGATTCTCTGGTGTCAAGACACAACTAGGTGTCAAGATGAGCACCACTACAAAGAAGGTAGGTTGCTCTAACCTGAAGACACTGATAGAGGAGGACAAACTTATATTCTGTGATTATAATATCATATCTGAATTGACCACGTTCATACAGAAGAAGCAATCGTTTGAGGCAGAGGAAGGTTGTAATGATGACCTTGCCATGTGTCTTGTTATATTCTCATGGTTGGTGGCACAGGACTACTTCAAAGAGATGACAGATCAAGATGTAAGAAAACGTATATACGAAGAGCAAAAGAATGCTATAGAACAGGACATGGCACCGTTTGGTTTTGTGCTTGATGGATTGGAAGATTATGAGGAGGTAGACTCAGATGGTGATAGATGGAAGAAAGCAGATGAGTATGGTGACAGGTCATTCATGTGGGAGTATCATCTATGATCAAACCAAAGTGCCTCGATAAGTGGGGGTTCTTTGGTTGGAGTGCTACTGGATACCTACTACCATGTTGTTGGATGGATCATGAGAACATGGATCTGATACCTGAACTCGTGCAAGAAAAATTCAAGGTAGAGAATGTAGATAAGATAAGTGATATAATATTATCAGATGAATGGCAGTCTTTCTTTGATGTTATAAAGAACGATCCAGAAAGTGCCCCTCATGTTTGTCATCATTATTGTGGATCATGTACGGAATCAACTTAGATCTATCAAATAGATGTGCTAATAGATGTCCAGGTTGTGCAAGAGATAAGTTCAAACATGTACCTGGTTCTGACCTTACAGAGTCGGACATGGAGAAGATATCTAATTTTTTCAAAGCGATTACATTTTGTGGTCAGGTCTCTGACCCTGTACTACATCCAAACTTTCACAACCTCCTTGCTATATGCTTGAGAAAGAATAGAAAAGTTGTAGTTCACACTGCTGTAGCAGCAAGACCAAAGATGTGGTGGACAAAATCATTCATAATGTCGAGAGGTAAAAATATAGAGTGGGTGTTTGCAATAGATGGTTTACCACAGGACAGTCATAAGTATAGAATCAATCAAGACGGAGAGAAATTATTTGACATCATGTTGAAGTGTGCATCATTTGGTGTGCCTACTACATGGCAGTACATAGTCTTCAATTACAATCAGAAAGATGTTGAACATTGTAAGCAGATAGCAAAGGAGCACAATATAAAATTCATGCAGATTGACTCAGGTAGGTGGGGCACAGATGCATTGAAGTCTTTACAACCTGACGATAATTATTCTAACATAGATGGTGTGTCTGTAAGGAAGTACGTATGAAACCTAAACTTCTATTGAATGCAGGGTACCCCTCATCTGGTACATCGTCATTGTACTATACATTATGGAGTAACAAGTATGGACATGGTGGTGGTGTAAAAGAGAGTAATTATCTACTTCACATACAGTCACCACAGGTAGAGAAAGATAGAGAGAAACTACATCAGAGTAAGAAGAGGTACGGTAAAGGTATGTACAGACCATGGTCACTACCAGACAACATGTTCATGCCTGAACATACGTTTGATAAAGAACCTAGTCTTGAAAACTACATTAGTTACTATGTCAAATTGTGGAAAGAGATAGAGGGTAAGTATCAGTCTCTTCTTGACTTCTCTAATTCAGAACAACAACTGACAGAAGAGTTCATGCTGTCAATCAAAGATGAGTTACTCAAACATTTTGACATCAAGGTGGTGATGATGCTCAGAGATCCTATAAGAAGGTTGTGGTCAGTTTGTAATAGAAAGTCATTGACAGAGGGTGGGACACCACAGTCACACATGAAATTTGATGATCCTAATCTGAGTTACGTTGACAAGTATAAGAAGTATGTGAGAGTGTGGGGAGAAAATAATGTAAAGGTAATCATAAATGAGGAGTTCTATGCTGGTCACACCTACCCTCTGTCTTACTTCTTAGAGTATGATATCAAACCAAGATATAGTAAGATAGCACGACTCTCAAAGATGAAAGATGATTTGTATTCACAGTGGTGTGACCTTGATAAGGACACATGGAAACTTGCATACGACAACATGAAGTGGATATATGATGAGTACGATAATGTACCTAAAGCATGGAAAGACCGTCTTTTTTATAAATAATTTCAGTCTAAAAAGAAGGACCCATAGGGAGTTAGAATGGCATTAAGACTTGCATCTCCAGGTATTTCAGTTAGAGAGGTAGACCTCACAAGAGGAGGAGTGGATTTCACTCTGAATGTTGTTGGTGGTTTAGCAGCTCCCTTCGCAAAGGGACCTTGTAACGAGATCACCAGAGTAAACAATGAGAATGATTTAGTTGAAATATTTGGTAAACCAGGCGTGGGTACCACAGATTATCACTACGAAACGTGGTATGCAGCATCGAATTTCTTATCATACGGTGGTAAGTTAGACATTGTAAGATGTGTAGGTGGTGACCTCAACACAGCAAACGCTGCGGTTGGTTCAGCAAGTATTACTCTTCTACTCGAAGGATTAGAGGATTACAACAATAATCAGGCAGATGATACCACTTGGTATTTCGCTGCAAAAAATCCAGGTCACTGGTCAGAAAATGTAAAGGTAGCAATCATTGATAATGCTGCCGATCAAATCATCACACCGACATTAGAGGATGGCACAATCGCTGCTACTAAAGTTGGATTTGGTGTAACACAGGCGTTGACAGGAAACACAATCGGTGTTGGTACAGTCACTGCTGCATCAGGTATACTGAAAGGTGTTATCACAGGAAAGACTGCAACTACAATCGATGTCAAAGTCGTAAGTACAGTCATAGATGGTACAGAAACATTAGTAGAGTATCAGCAGAACTCACAGTTTGAGTTCAAGACAGGCGAGACACTCAACATTGTAAACAACTCAGGTACAACAAGTGCCTTTGGTTCTACCATAACATCTGCTGATTGGTACAACAGTCAAAACATACTAACAAGTGTGGCAGACGGTGGTAGTGATTTTGCTACAGTGACATGGAGATCTGTACTCAACAAACCAAAAACAAATAATTATGTATCCAGACGAGACGGAACAAACGATGCTCTGCACGTTGTTGT